CTTTTATGGCTGTGATTGTTTGGGGTGTAGTTAAGATTAACAAGTTAACATCCGAAGTAATATTTATCCATAAATGGATAGATAATACTGTTCAGGATAGAGATCATCAAATTCAGCAAGTCTATAAAAGATTTGAAGAAACAGATCGTCAAACATCTTATGAACTTGAACGAGTTTATAACCAAATAGCTGAGTGTCGCTCATATACAGACTCACGTATCGATAAAGCGACACCAAATAAACAATTAATTAAAGGATAATAATAATTTCAACTTACTTTTTAAAGCGGCTTTTAGCCGCTTTTTTTCTTTATATATTTATATATGTATATGAACATAAATAAAATATTTAGTCTATTTAAATCTCCTGAAGAACCAGAGGAGGTTATTTCACAAATAGATTTATCTGAAAGTCCTATAATCTGGATTGGGGTTTTTAAAAAATTAATTGTTAATTATGAGACATTTGCTAAACAAATAATCAAATTTCTAGGAGAAACAAACCCAGATTTGGATACAGCTGAAATTGAGAGAGCTAGTAGTTATATGGTTTACAGTAGAGCGTATGATAATTTGTCAAGGCTTGATCTCCAAGATACAACCCATTTAGATTGTCTCAAGCTATCCTCAGATGATATTTTTAAACAAACTTTAGATAGTACTTTAAATTACTATGAAGCATTAGAAGAATATGAAAAATGTGTTTATATTAAACAAATCCAAGATATAGTTAATTCTCTTTAAAAATAACTTGTCACACCCGCCATTTTAGAGTATATTACAATCACAGGGGTTTTGATAATAAGATGTATGAGGAACGAGGGTGTAAATGTAGAAAAATAAACCAATAGAAATATATTTAAATTATGAAACATAGAGACAGTATTTTACGTGAACTTAGCAAAATTGAAGGTTTGACCCATCAACTCAATTTCATTATTAACCAGCAACAACCTGTTGAGGTTTATAAAGAAGCATTAGAAAACATTAACACTTCAATTGACCAAGCTAGGATGTATATTGAAAGTGAACCAATCGATGGTTATGAATTAAACGTTGCTGCACGACGAAATTAACAGCAGAACAAATCCAAGACAATTGGAATAAATTTTTATCTATTATTGATGTTCATATTTCTGAACCTCGCCGTTCAAAATTAAAAGCATTTTATGAACAGTACGCTGAACGCATTATGCTTATGCCTGCTTCTCATAAAAAAGAATACCATAATGCATTCCCAGGCGGTTATGTAGATCACGTGTTACGAGTAGTATTTTGCGCTTTTAAATTAAATGAAGTTTGGATTGATATGGGAGTGGATACTTCAACATATACATTTGAAGAATTAGTATTCGCAGCCTTAAATCATGATTTAGGTAAAATGGGAGATGAACAAAATGAATCATACATCCCCCAGACTGATCAATGGCGTAAAGAGAAACTAGGTGAAGATTATAAGTTCAATGATCGTTTAGCCTACACCTCAGTACCAGATAGAAGTTTGTTTTTATTAAATCAACATGGCATTCCGTATACCCAAAACGAAATGCTAGCTATTAAGTTACATGATGGTTTGTATGACGATGCTAATAAGTCCTACTTAATGTCATGGTCACCAGAAACAAAACCACGTACGGCATTGGTGTATATCGTACATCAAGCGGATTTAATGGCAGCACGCATCGAGTTCGAGCAAGTATGGATGCCTAAACTTAAAGGCGAAGTAACCCAAAATAACTCATCAAATTTTACAATTGAGAAAAATAAAAAAGCACCTGTTAAGACTAAAGCTTTAAGTAATATCAAGAGTGAAGGTTTAAAAAGTTTATTAGATAATATATGATAATTGCAATCGTTATATTAAGTTTAATGGTCGTGATCTTAGGATACACGACCTTTAATCTTCTTAGAAAAAATGAAAAACAAGAAGATATCCTAGTGGGGTATATGTCTTATTTGAATAAAATTTCTGACATAATTGAAATGTCAAATAAAAAGATTAAAGAAGTAGATGCTAGAGAATCATTCAAATCAGATGATGAAGTGGGTTTCTTTTTTGAATCAATTAAACAAATCCAAGGTATCTTAAATCAGTTTAATATTAAGAACTTATGAGTATTGAGATAACAGTGAAGCCGAAACCAAAAACGAGCGGGATGTATTTCACTCAGGAAACAGAAAATGCGATTGTTGAGTACAATAACACTTTAGATTATGGTTTAAGAGATAAAATTTACCGTGAGCGTATCCATTATGCTTTCTTTAAATTAACAGAAAATATTATTCATACCTTTAAGTTTTATTACACTGAAGTAAGTAATATTGAGGATTTACAGCATGAAGTAATTTCATTTTTACATTCTAAAATACATCTCTTTAACCCAGAAAGAGGAGCTAAAGCGTATTCATATTTTGGAACTATTGCTAAACGTTATCTTATTATTTCAAATACTAAAAACTATAAGAAACGAGTAGATAAAGCTCCAATTGAAGAACTTGAATCTGATGAAAAATATAGTTACAACATTGATGAAACTCCTATTAACCAAAGATTATCTGCATTCTTAGATGAATATATCATTTACTGCTCAGATAATATTTATGAGCTTTTCCCTAAAGAAGGAGATGCTAAAATAGCAGATGCAATCTTAGAATTATTTCGTAAAAGAGAAAATATAGATATTTTTAATAAAAAAGCATTATATATCTACATTCGAGAAATAATTGATGTTAAAACTCCTAAGATTACTAAAATAGCGAATAAACTTTACGATATATTTAAAAACCATTATTATTTTTATTTAGAAAATGGGTATACAAATTTCCCATAATTATATTTATTATTAAACACACATCATGAATGGTTTAGATAACGTAGTATTTGGTGGTAAAAAATTTTCTGACATACTAGAAGAGATATATAATAATCAAAAGAAAAAAGATAAACAAATCTCCGCTCTAATTTCAGAACTAAAACCACTGGTAAATGAGATAGGAGACGCTACTCTAATTGTTCCTCTAATTAAAGAATACTTAGAAATAAGTGTTAAAAATGATGAACAGTTAATTAAGATGGCTACTATTATTCAACGTATTATGAGCAATAACGGAACCGCCGAAGGCGGTTTTGGTATCTCTGAAGAAGAAAAAGCTCAACTGTTAGCTGAATTAGATAAATTTAAAGAAGGAGGTAACTAATGCCTACAGTTTCGTATGGTAATCAACAAAATAATATCCAATATACTCCTTCAACTTCAACTTCGGGTATATCTACTACATCTACTATATCTGCATATAGAGTAAGAGATATTATTTTAGATGATAGTAATATACAAAAATGGAAAAAATATGGGGAATGGAATGGAATAGGTACTATATTTATTGATTCCGTTAAAAATCCTACATTTGCTAATTCCAACCCAAGTACTTGGATACCAGCTTACCCTCTTTTTCCTAACATCAAATACTACCCATTAATTAATGAGTTAGTACCCATAATATATCTCCCAAATACAAACATTATTGATGACACCAACTCAGTGTCTCCGTATTACTTACCCCCAATTAATATTTGGAATAGCCAAATTCATAATGCTATTCCGGCTTCTAATACTTTATCCTCAGCTCAAAAGAATGACTATGATAAAACATCAGCTGGGGCTACTGTAAGACAAGTAACAGATCAATCTACTGAAATAAATTTAGGAAAAACATTCAGGGAATCAAATGTAATTAATATTCATCCTCTTTTACCATATGAAGGAGATACTATATATGAGGGTAGATTTGGAAACTCCATTAGATTAGGATCTACAGTTAACAATGCTGCTGTTAAAAATAATTGGTCTAACAATACAGGCAATAATGGAGACCCAATTACTATTATTAGAAATGGACAAGGACCTCTACCCACAGATCCTTGGGTCCCAACTACAGAGGATATAGGTAATGATGAATCTTCAATCTACTTAACTTCTACTCAACAGATTAGTAAATTTGCTTTAGCAAGTAATATAGTAGATTCTTATAATAAACTCTCACCTACAGACATCCCAGCAGGTGTATCATCATATTCAGATAAACAAATAATCCTAAACTCAGGAAGATTAGTATTTAATGCTAATAAAGATAGCATCATACTAAGTTCTGAAAAATCCATACACTTATCATCGGATACTACTATTAATATTGATGGTGGTACTCAAATTGCGCTTGCATCTCCTTTAGTACGTTTAGGAATCCTTAGTGGAACAGATGGAATAAATATTCAACCACCTGTACTTGGAGATAATTTAAATATTTTATTACAAGAATTATCTACTTTTTTAACCACATTGAGTATAGCTTTTAAAACAGCAGCAGATGCTTCTGGAGCCCCAATAGCTTCTTTAAATTCTATTTCATGTGATGCTGAGGATATAGCTATATCAATTGCTAATCTTATTAAAGATAAAAAATTGTTATCTAAAAATGTTAAAATTTCTTAATTATGCCTAATGTATACTCAGGAACTATATTATCAGATACTGCAGCTCCATTAGAAAATGTAGAAGTTAAAACTAGATATGTTAACATTTCTAATCAAAGTATTTTAACAACTACTAAAACTGGGAAGGATGGCACTTGGAGAGTATCATTACCAGATGGGATTGATATCTCAACTGTAACTATAACTTTTGTAAAAAGTGGTTCTAGTTCTATTACTATTAAAAATCCTCAACCTACAGGAACTTATACTTTCCCACCACCACAAATTGACCCAAATAGAGGTGGTGTTCTTGACCTTAAAGCCGGATTTGCAAGTGGAAAATACTTAATATCTTCCCTAGACCCATACGATCAGGGGTTATTGGATTATGAATTAGCAAATATAATGAAATTTGTTACTACTTACCCAACAAAAACTGCTATTGTAATTAAAGCATCTGAATCCCAAATTACTAACTATGATAGGGAACCATCTGCATCTAATGGTACCGCTAATCCTAATTTTGAAAAAAAGCTAGAACAAAAAGTCTTATCAGGATACAGAGCTGATAATTTATCTACATATATAAAAAAATACTTTACAGATAACGGACAGCCTGCTCCTAATACCCAAAAAGACCTGCTAGTATCCGGCCCCCCACAACCATTACCCTTCCCAGAACGTGGAACCCCGCAATACCAGGAAGTTTTAAATAAATATAAACAATTTCAATACGTAACTGTAAATGCTGTTTTTACTGGACCTCCATGTGTTCCTACATCTTTTTCTAGCTCTGAAAATGGTAATATTACATTTTTTAAACCCCCAGGAGCAACAACTCTTACAATTGATGCTTTTGATCTCCCAGACAGATTTGGATTTAGCACTCAAGGAACTAATGCTATAACATATACTGATACTTACTATC